ATTCAATATTTTAATAACATAGCAAATGGTATTGCATGCAATTTGCGTGATATTAAGAAATCAAATTTACAAAAAATTGATAATGCTTACTTTGCCATGGATGTGGAAGGCACTGATGTTAATATGGACTTTTTTCAAAATAAAATTAAAGATGTTCGAGCCAAACAAACAATTAAAAAAGTTCTCTCAAACATGCTCACATCTGCTCAACAACAATCCACTCAAAGCGCAAATCGTGTTCCATCTGTACAAAATCTTGCAATACCTGCAGCTTTTGATCAAATACCTGACATTTCATCAAAATTATCAGATGGACTCTCTAATTTAAATGTTGACATTACAAAATATATAACATCATTTACTGATCAACTAGGCATAAACAAATTTATACCTGGGTATCAATTCTCTAATATAATACCTGCAGAACCCATTACAAACTCCATTTTCAGCGCCATACAAATGCCAAATATACCCAATTTCCTACCTTCACAGGACAATGCATTGCTGTCACAGCTTACTAATATTGCTAGCCAGGGTAATAATATTCCTGGGCTTGTAACAGAGACAGCTCAGTTCCTATTACCCAACACAATAGGTACATCGTTAAATGATGCCATAGGTTTAATAAATGGGGGGCTACCATCCTTTAATGATCCAATGTCGATATTCAATACTGCGCAACAGATCAAAGGTGTTGTATGTAATTTCATACCACCAAATTTCAATATATCAGATTTCCCTAACTTCAATTTCAATGTTAGTTTTGATGATATAGCCAATAAGCTTCTGAGTGTACTGCCTAAGTTTGATTTCTCTGGTCTTGGAAATATTGATCAGACCCTGGAGAAGACTGCAAAAGACTTTGGCGATAGAATTGTTAAATCGTTTAACAACTTTATAGATAGTGTTGCCAAGTGTTAACTATTTGGAAGCTCTGGCTCAATTTCTATTACTTGTTTTTCAGCTACCTTAACATTATTCATAAGCATTTTAAATACTTCTTCTCTTGTTGCTAAAAGCTTCTGTGATGTATCTTCCTGCTTGAGTTCTTTTCTAGAATCAATATCCATTTTCTTCACTTGAACAATTGTTTCATTTTTCTTATCACTCATTAAGATTTTATTAAGAGTCTCTATGGCAGAAGATGTGGCTGCAACTAAATCTGAAAATGCTGCTACATCCTTATTCTCTGGAGCTGATACAATATAATCTTTTACATTTTGAAGCATGGCAAGGCTCTCCTCTACAAGTGTCCCAGCTCTCTCCACAACAAATTTTTCTAAATTCTCTTTCTTAAGAGGGTTATTCTCTTTTTCTACTTTCTTTGCAACTTGTTGCGCATCATTTAGTTGGTTTAACAGATCACCCACCATTTCATTCAATTCATCGCTCATTATAAAATATTTATTAACGTTTGAGTTTTTATAAACTTATATTATAATAGGACTATGAATTTAGACCCTAACCTTGCCTACATGCCTGTTTTAAAGTTTGAAAAGACGCATCCAGATGCTAAGCTGCCTTCAAAAAACCATGAATCTGATACAGGTTATGATGTCTATAGCATAGAAGACAAGACAATACCTGCCAGGGGCAGTGCTGTGATAAACGTAGGCTTAAAGTTTGCTGATATACCTGAAGGTTATTGGATCAAAGTTGAGAGCAGAAGTGGCTTGGGATTCAAGCATGGTATTTCTGCACACCCAGGAATTATTGATAATGGATACCGTGGCGACGCAGGTGTTAAGCTGTATAATCACACAGATACAGATTACCAAGTCAAAGCTGGTGACCGTATTGCACAATTTGCTGTATACTTCAATATACACATGCATGTTGAATGGGGTACTGCACAGGAAACTTCACGTGGTGAAAAGGGTTTTGGTTCCTCTGGTAAATGAACATAAATGATCTTTCAAATCTTTGGATAGAAAAATACCGTCCAAAAACTCTCACAGATTTTGTTGTATCTGATTCAAATCTAGAGATTATAAATAGCTTTGCAAAAAAGAATCAAATTCCTAATATTCTTCTTGCAGGGAAACAAGGCCTGGGCAAAACATCTTTGGCTAAAATCATTGTTAATGATATTCTAAAGTGTCAGTATCTGTATATCAACGCAAGTGATGAGAATGGCATTGATACTATCAGAACAAAGGTTACTAGCTTTGCACAGACCAAGAGCTTTGATGGTAATATCAAGGTGGTTATTCTGGATGAAGCAGATGGCATATCTTTAGAGGGTCAGCGAGCTCTCCGCAATACCATGGAAGAGTTTGCTGGCATTACACGCTTCATTCTCACCGCTAATTACAAATACAGAATCATACCTGCTTTGCAAAGCAGATGTCAGAGCTTTGATGTGACACCACCTTTGAATGGTGTTCTCAAGAGATGTGTCTCTATCTTAAAATCTGAAAAGATTGAAATAAGTGAAGATCAAAAGTCAATTCTAATTGACTTTGTAAAATCGTGCTATCCTGATCTGAGATTTTGCATAAATGAATTACAGAAGTTCTCTGTTAGTGGCAAGCTAAACATCTCTAATTTTAATAACAATGAACTGGTTTCTTTGGTATACAAAGAGATTAAAGCTAAAAATATTAATGCTTTAAGAAAAGCTTTAATTGAAAATGAACATGCATTCAATTCTGATTATGTCTCGCTGCTACGCAATCTTTTTAAGTTTGTTGAAGAAGAAGAGCAAGACATTGATTTGAAGAGAAAATTTCTTGTGATCATTGCTGAGCATTTGTACAGATCAGCTTTTGTAGCAGACCAAGAGATTAATTGTTTTAGCTGCTTTATTCTTCTTGCAGACCCAAGCTTATTTTCAGTTTTTCGGTAAATACTGAGCTGTGTATGAAGCAGGGTCTTTGTGACCAACTGCTGGTGAGCTAGGAATAACTGTATTTTTATCTGCTAGCTCTCTATCACCTGCAGCAAGCTTCTTATTACCAAGATCAGACATGTGAGTTTGCTGCTGCGGTGTATAATGATTCTTTGTATCATGTAGCTCTATTTCTGTTGGTTCAATTTGAACTTTGTTATCGTATTTGAACTGATCAGGCACTGGAGGCAGATTGATCCCATCATTCTGATGAGAAAGAAAATTTGCAGGCACTACCACTGTTCTGTTGTAATCAAACCTGCCTGGAGCAATTTCAGGTACTACTTCAATAGAAAAGCTATAACCAAAGTTATCGGGATTACCAGCACCCATTACCGCTGGCATGGCTGATTTGACATTCTTTACTCTGAGGTTTAAACCTGAGTCGATTAGTGATTTTACAGCTGTTTTGATGGTGTCTGGCTGGTTCTTAAAGAAGTCATTCTTCAAGACACCGTCAACAAACTTAACTCTATCACTTGTTAGAAACCCACCTCTGTTGTATCTGCTAATAGCAGCTTCATATAGTTTAATAAATTTCTTTTCCACATTAATATTTATCTTATAAGATATAAGTTTCTTAATTTAATTTTAAATATAAATATTTTTGTGGCCTCTATCAATATAAAGACAGTTCAAAAGCCTGAAGAAACATACCAAGGATTCACATATTCTGATATAAAGCTTGATTTAGAATTTGACTACACAAGAAACAATGAGCTGCTCAAAACACAAGAAATTAAAGACTCTATCAATAGTCTTGATTATGATGCTATTAAAACAAGTATCTTCAACCTGTTTACTACTATACCAGGCCAGAAGATATTGAATCCCTATTTTGGACTGAACCTGGTCCAATATCTATTTGACCCGGTGAGCAAGAATATTGCCAATTCCATTGGCAATGAGATTTTAAATGGAATCAGCACCTTTGAACCAAGAGTATCTGTTAAGAAAATAGACATTGTCGTTGACGAGGCAAACAGCCAGTATGTCATCACACTGACTGTATCTGCTCCACGCATAACAAATACATCCTTTAAGCTCATAGGAACATTAAGTAATTCTGGGTTCTACTTCAACAATTAATATGGCAACACAAAACACATTTAATAATTTCAATCTGAATGTTGATGGTTATGCAGCATTTGATGCACTGTCTCTTAAAAACCTCATCATAAAAAGATTAAACAGCAATGATGTATTTACTGATCAAAATTTTGAAGGCAGTAACATCTCCTCCATCATTGATATTATTGCTTATGCTTACCACGTTTTGCTATTTTATCTCAACCGCACAAGCTCTGAAAGTTCTTTTACAAATGCAGAGCTCTATGAAAACATCAATAAAATTGTAAAACTTATCAATTACAGTCCCGTTGGCAATCAAACATCCATATTACCTTTTCAAGCAACTGCCTCACAACAGCTAATACCTGAAACTTATACCATTCAAAGATATTCATATTTCACAGTAAACGGTGTTAACTATTCCTTTAACAATGATATATCCTTTACAAAAGCCACTTCAGGAACAGAATTTTTATCTGACTTTAGTAGTCAAAACCTTCTTTACCAAGGCACATATGTTGAATACCCTACATATGTTGCCGCTGGTGAACCTTTTGAAGTCATCACACTCACAGTTGTTGACAATGCAGGTAATAATGTTGTTATTGATCATTTTAATATTGATGTGTATGTCAGGGATAACACCACATCAAGCCCCACATGGTCAAAATGGAGCCCAACAGCATCGCTTTTCCTAGAAAGATCTAATTCTTTAAAATATGAAATTAGACTCAATGAAAATGGGCGCTATGAAATAAAATTTGGTAATAATATCAATGGCAAACAACTCAATGCTAGTGATGAAGTGGCCATATATTATCTCAAATCTGGTGGCACATCTGGACAAATTGGACCAAATATTTTAAACAACAACAATTTATTCTCATATGCATCAACAAGATTTAATGAAATCAGAAATGACACTACACCAGTTAATTTAACTATCATAACACCTGCACAAGCCTCTTATATTACCTTTACAAACAGTGACCCATCCACCAACTATGTTGAAGCAGAGAGTGTCACCAGCATAAAACAAAACTCTATCAATACATTCAAAAGCCAATACCGTTTGATTACTGCTGAAGATTTTACAAATTATATTCTTAAAAATTATAGCAACATTCTTGCTTCAGCTAAAGTAGTTAACAATTGGGATTTCTTGAGTCAACATGTAAAATATTATTTTGATATTGGGGTTGAAAAACCAAATATTGAATCAAGAGTATTATTCAATCAAGTTAAGTTTTCTGATTCCTGTAACTTTAATAACGTGTATGTTTATGCTGTTCCAAAACTTGAAAAAGTCACCTCACTCACAACAAGAGCAAACTATTTGAATAGCGCACAAAAACAAGTTATTCTTAATGATGTAAATAGTACCAAGCTTGCTACTGCAGAGGTTGTTGTTACTGATCCTGTTTATGTGCTTGTTGATCTTGGGGTAAAAGCTTCAGGAGAAGATCTTGCACCATCAATTGCTGATACAACTTTCTTGCAAATCTCAAGAAGCGTTACTGCCAGAAGAAACCCTGAAACACTCAAAAAACAAATTGCAGAAATCTTCATTAATTATTTCTCTACAACAAAAGATAATTTAGGTTTAACAATATCTCTTACTGATATATCAAACAGTATACTACAAATTGAAGGAGTAAATGAAATCAATACAGTACGTACGGTTAATGGAAGTACCATAAGAGTACCTGGGGTCAGTCTACTTGTATATAATCCGGTCTATCCCTTTGATGATATAGCCATTATAACACAAGACACTGCACTCCCATTCTTTAAATTCCCCTTCCTCAACAACCAACTTGATTTCATTAATAAAATCAATGTCATAACTCCTTCAATACAATCTATTGAAAGAGAGTTCTAATGGCTTCTGTTAATTTTTCCTACCTCTTTTTCTTTACCAATGATTATACTGGAAATAATGTTCTATCATCATATACATTAGACATTACACCCATTAATTTTATTCCTGATTTTACATCCTCACCCTTACTAACTGGAGCTGTTGTAATTAGTAATAAAAAAATACAATGGAATTTTGGTGATGGCACTTATTCAAATGACCTGACTGCTTCACATGTTTACAGATGGCCAGGCAATTATAAACCACGGTTAACTATTTTTGACAGCTATGGTAATGCATATGACAGTAGCTATC